GTTTCCCAGTCACGATCCGAGAAGGCAAGAAAGTCGAATACCGCATCCTCTTCGATGAGGATGTTTTAGCAACTATCGAATATTAAATATGCCATCACAAAAAGAGTCAGACAGAATGTTCTCAGTCAATGATCCAGGACACAATTACAATCTCCACAACGTGGAAGAAGGTGTACAGGAGATTCAATTTATTAAGAAAGAGCCTATACCAGACTCTTCCAGTCCTCTTCGGACAACTTTCAACGGCACCACAAATGAAGCAGTGCTCCAAGTTCTTATCGATCGCGTGAAGTTTCTTGACAACAAGGTGCCAAGTGAATTCAATAAAAAGTGCCTCTCCCATCTTGAGATGGCTCTTGATGCTTTAGAGCAAAGAACAGCGGAGAGAAAAGGAAGAAAAGTGGAAGGTACGAACGCAGAATAAATCTCATGAGATACGGACTCCGACTCGGCTGCAGGTTTGGCGCTCCGCACGATTTCAAGACCGTGCACGAGACTATGCATGCCAAGTGGGAGGTTTGCGTCAAATGCAACATCAAGAAGCGCTACGTTAAGGGGTACAAGGGACGCATGAAAAACACCGAGTACCTCAAGGATCACGTCCGCAACTTCGCCCAGAAGTTCGGAGCCACCAAGCGGGTATACAACCGCGTTTATTACCCAGAAAAAACGACAATCGTACTATGAGCACAGAAGTTAAAATCATTACTGGAGACACATTCAAAACGATACGCTCGGCCGTCAATCAGATGGTCGACTTCGTGAAGCCTACCTACGGGCCCGCGAGCAACAAGGTCATCATCTCAAAGGTGCTGGACTCTCGCATCGTGGACGACGGCGTATACATTGCTCGGCTTTTCGAGCTCAACGATCCAGCAGAGAATGCTGTGGTCAAGGTAATCAAAGAGGTCGCAGTCCGCACAAACGACCGTGTAGGCGACGGCACTACGTCCTCCCTGATCATGTTGCAAGCCATCATCGAGGAAGTGGGCCGCAAGTCCCGTTTCGATGGTCGCAAGGTAGAGCTCGAGCTCAAGAAAGCGCTGCCCGAGGTCAAGGCGCAACTGCAGGCATCGGCGAAAGAGATCAAGACCAAGGCAGAGCTCAAGAAGGTGGCTCGTGTGTCGTTTGACGACGAGAAGGCATCTGAAATGATCTCGGACTTGTACTTCAAACTCGGCAAGGACGGCGTCATCACGCTCGACAAGTCGCCGACTCTTGAGACGACCTCGACTCTCACAGAAGGTATCAACCTTGGCAATGGCTACATCAGCCCGTACATGATCACGAACCCAGAGCGCATGGAGGCTGTACTCGAGAAGCCGTACGTTCTCATCACTGACTACCGAGTTACGGAAGCCACAGATATACTCCCGATCATGGAAATCATGGCCAAGGCCAACAAACGCGAGCTGGTCATCATTGCAGAAAATGTAGAGGGCTCAGCACTCGCAACGGCCATCATCAATCGTGCGCAGGGTAAGTTCTTCACTCTTGCAATAAATGCACCTTCGGGCACGGATCGTACTGTGGCCCTCGAAGACTTGGCACTTATGCTCGGCGCTCGCTTGTTTACACAGGCAAAGGGCGACAAGCTGGAGGATGCAAAACTCGAGGACCTCGGACGCGCAGAGCGCATCATCTGCAAAGAAAAAGAATCGACCATTGTCGGGCCAAAGGGTAAGAAGGCCGACGTAGCAATGTCCATCACTCAATTGCGAGCTGCATTCGAGAATGAGCAGGACCAGTACAACAAGAAAAAACTTGAAACCCGTCTTGCTCGCTTCACCAACAAGGTGGCAGTCATCAAAGTGGGTGCACCTACGGAGAATGAGCAGAAGACACTCAAGGAAAAATACGAGGACGCAGTCAACGCGGTCCGTGCGGCCTACAAGGGTGGTGTTGTACGCGGCGCGGGCCTTGCGCTCGCTGGCTTGGTAACCTCAAGTCCTATATTGAACGAGGCACTGAAGTACCCAGCACGACAGCTTCGTGAGAATATGGGTATCGATGGCGAGCCAGAGTTTGCAAAGGACAAGGCACTCAACGTAGTTACTGGCGAGACTGGTAACTTCATGGAGGTGGGCGTCATGGACCCTGTAGAGGTACTCATCGCTGGAGTCGAGAGCGCCGTGTCAATCGCATCAATACTCCTCACGAGCTCGGGCATGATCGTAGAAACTCCGAAGAAGGTCCCGATACAAGAGGGATAAAGCATGCGTTGCCAAACAGGCAAACAATGTCGTACTAAAGGAGAAGCATTGCGGGCGGTTCGTACGATGCAAGTCAAAAAGGGTGCTGAAATAACCGCATATCTCTGCCCGAGATGCCACTGGTGGCACCTGACTCACAAAAGGGGATAACCGCTTGACAAGTTAGCGACCGCTCGCTATACTGCCGATATGAGCTTCTTCGCATCACTTACAGCGGTACTTACAGCCATCACAGCCTCGATAATGGGGCTGTTTGGCCTAAATTCTGCCCCCATAGAGCCTATTGCTCCTGAAACGGTAGAACTGGTGATACAGGCCTCGGATGAGGTAATAGCGGCGCAGGCAACAAGCACAGAGGCTAAGGAAGCCTATGATCTCGGGAAAGCCGTCGGGAGACTTGAGGGCGTATTAGACGTACTGGAAAAAATACCCACAACGACCGTTTCAAGCCAGGCGCCCGCTATCCCGCCCGTGGTACAATTGCCTCAACCAACACCCACACCAACACCTATGCCAGAACCAACCCCTGAACCTACGCCACAGCCCGCACCAGAGCCAGTATCGTTGGCTCGCGGCGAGATCAGCATCATCAGCAAGAGCGGCATAACGTACAAAGCGAACGACTATCAGGTCAATCCCGACGGGACACTCAAGTCGGGCACCGAACCTACAGAAGAGAACTCGGTCAGTCTTGCGTTCGTACTTTTTAAAGATGATGGAAATACAGTCGACAAAGACGCAGTCGTAACAATAACTGCAGGAACTTCAACACCAATCGTATTGCAGGGCACAGGTAACTTCCTCGCCAAGCTCAATAGTGGAAAAGGCGCCTACTATTACCCGTTCACCTACGAGTTCCGACAAACAGGCCAACACATCATCAAATTTGAGAGTGGCAACGTAACGAAAAACATCACGTTTGATGTTCAGTAGCACCATGGACGTTCAAAACAGACCACTGGGTGAGCTCTCTCCTTACGAGAAAAACGCAAAGGTACACCCTGACGATCAAGTACAAAAGATAGTCCGCTCCATTCAGGAGTTTGGCTTTAACCAGCCGATCGTTGTCGACAAGAAGGGCGTCATCATCGTGGGTCACGGCCGTTACTTGGCCGCGCACCTCATCGGTTTAAAGACGGTCCCCGTACTTGAGCTCGACCTCACCGAGGAGCAGGCTATGGCCTATCGACTCGCCGACAACAAGCTCAACGAGTCCGAGTGGGATATGACCCTCGTTGTAGAGGAGCTTAAAGCCCTGGACGCTGTGGGATTTGAAATAAGCCTCACTGGCTTTGATAAAGACCTTATACTCGAGACAGGGAGCCAGGACTCCGTAACGTCAACGCCAGGCACGGCACGTTCAAAGCTCGGGGACGTATATCAACTGGGCAAGCACAAGATCGTCTGCGGGGACGCTACCAACCTCGAGACCGTACAGAATCTCATGGGCGAGATGAAAGCCGACATGGTACTCACTGACCCGCCATACAACGTCAATTACGAGGGCAAGACCAAGGACAAGCTCAAGATCGAGAATGACGAAAAAAGCCCCGAGGAGTTTCTACAGTTCCTCACTGACGCATTTGCAAACTTAGACGCGGTACTCAAACCTGGGGCCGTTTTTTATATTTGGCATGCCGACTCGGAGGGCTGGAACTTCCGCTCTGCAGCCAAGAACGTGGGCTGGCAGATACGCCAGTGCCTGATCTGGAATAAAAACTCTATGGTGATGGGGCGCCAAGACTATCACTGGAAGCACGAGCCTTGCCTCTACGGCTGGAAGGACGGCGCCGCGCACTTGTGGAACAGCGACCGCACTCAAACGACCGTCCTCAACTTTGACCGCCCTACCGAGAGCAAGGAGCACCCGACCATGAAGCCCGTGGATCTGCTCGCATACCAAATCAGCAACAATACCAAGGGGGAGGACATCGTACTCGACACCTTCCTCGGATCGTGACTGGGAAAC